CTTCACTGCAGTCTCTCCGAAGTCCTTACGCATTGTATCAATGAGTTCGTGGAGCGGGGAGTGGATGCGTGTGTTTATCTTCTTTGGTCGTGCGGGGAGTTGGAACTTCTTAAATGGATTCTCCATATGATAATTATTTTAATGGTGGGGTCACTCGTGGCGACCCCCTGTGGTCTTTCCCACCGTCAAGATTGGTCACCTCCTTTCGGGGTAATCAGGAAACGCCCGCTCCTTTTCACGCTGACGTTCCTCCTTCACCTTGTACCAACACTCACAGTGGTAGAACACGTGCTTGTTTGAACCTGCCTCAGCTGGCTCACACCGACACGCATCACCCACTTCGATTGCTTCCTTACACCGTTTGCACAGCATCATCGTCTCCTTGTCGGGTGTGCCTCTAATAATCATCTGCTCGTGATAGCTCGAACACAAGTGGGTGCTGTGGACGGTCACCATCGTACTCCTGCATCGTCACCACACCCTTGCCTTTCAGGTACGATGCCACTATCTGCTTCAAATGTTCTTTCGTACCTGGCGTGTGCTCGATGTAGAATCTGACGCGCACATCTAATGTTTGCCATTCTTTCATAATGTGTTCTCGCCTATATCAATAAAGAATCCGTAATCTTCTGCGATTTGTGCGAGGCGTTGCGGTGTGAGTTTGTCTGCCTCCTCTGTGAGCGACTCGACCAACTCATCGTCCACATCAAATACCTGCACAAACAATCCTTCAAGCTGGTCGTATCCATACACCATCGAGTGTGTCTCGTTGCTCTGCTCGTGGCGTTCGGGCTGGCGTGCTTTGTATTTCATATGAGATTCACTAACCAATCAATAATACTACGCCACACCTCGACCATTTCGGTCAATTGACCAAATTGGTTTGCTTGTGTTGTAGTTGCAATCGTGTTCGATGCGTTCGGTAGCACACTCGCGCTCACCTCTGAGCCGATGACTACAGTGACTGTGGTTTCAGCTAACATAGGTGTGGGGTATATTATCTTCTGCCTTTTTATCATCAAGATACATTTGTAGTTCAAAAACCAAGAAGGTAAAAAAGTCTGATGACCACTTACCACCCCACTGAGCAATGACTGGGGTTGCTGGTCTACATTTTAGTAAGTCTCCAACATTATCTATCTTTCGCACAACCAATCCATCGGGTGTTTCCTCGAACACAACAAACGGGTGGTGCTTGAGTTTCGTTGCCTGCAATGAACCACTTAGTTCAAAGAAGTCGTGAAGGGAAGTCGGGTCGTTCCTAAATCCCTGAAAATCAATTTTCATTTGAATAATGCTATGCCAATAAGTGCGAGCGAGCCAATCACATTCGCAATCGTGTTCACCCACATAATAAAGTTCGTTCGCTTTAATCGTGCATCAACTGATTCATCGTGTACGCTTTGATTCATATTAGTTTTGTCTGAATAATTTATCCTCTGCACCCTGCGGTCTCTGTGATGAAGGTATGTATCTACCCCGCATCGCTTCGGGTATCCACTTGTATTGCACCGATATACCGCACGGCTTTACTGCAATGATACTCTGCTCTTCGAGTGAGCGAAGTGCTCTACCCACAGTCTCTGGTAGGTAGCGTGACCCTATCTTGTGCCCCTCTTCGTGCTTCCATACCATATCTGCGGTGAGTGTGCCCTTCGGTGTCCAGTCCCCGTGTGCTAGGTGCATCACCAACTGGAGTGGTAATCCTCTGAGTTTTGTTTTCATACTAAAAGTCATCTTCTGCTTTAATAACTTCCAACTTACCTGTGCCCGTTCGTCCGCTATCTGGTACCTCAGTGCATCCGTAGTGCGGGAGTACGGGCATACTGTCACTCCAGTCCACGATACTCTTCTGCCACTCACGCCTGCCACCGTAAGTATCCACGTTCACTGCCTTGCACTTCGGGCACCATCCGTACATCTTGATTGGTGAATCTGCTTTCTTCATTCTCATATTGAATGTCGTGAATTGCGGAGCATCATCTCCGCTCTCGTAATCGCTTCGAGGTTATCAATGTCATCATTGTGTTTGTCCCCGTCAATGTGCCATATAACGTACCCAGCGGGGAGTTCACCATACACATCCTCCCACACCTTACGTGGTCTTCGGATACGCGCGTTCACTCCAGTGTGCACATAGGCACAGTCGTTCGTATTGTTCTGCACGCCACCTTTCCACTGCGGATGCTTCTCACCTGCGGTGTCTCCTTCCTTCCACGTGGTTGCGTTCGGCGGGTTACCCTTTGCGTGCTGGTTACCCAGTGACCGCTCGCGGGTGAAGCGGGTACTCTTGCCCGCCTCACCGTCCACGAATTGTCCTTTCTCGTTTCGCATAGTCTATTCAGTTACGTCTCCAGCTTCGAGTCCGAATCCATAGTTTCGCTCGTGACTCTCTGCCACCTCATCCATCCCGTTCCACGGGAGTGCCCAGTACTTAATCGTGCTGTTCTCTGGTAGGTTATCGGCGGGTATCACCATTGTTCCTGCTGGTATCACCACGCTACCTGTCATCGGGTAGTGATACACAATGTCTCGTGTTGTTCTCATATTATCGCGGGTCTTCCTCTCGTAATGTCAGCTCGCGTTCGACTTCGCATAGCTCGTGTATCAACTCCATCTGTTCGCTCGATAGTCTGTGTCCCAGCTTATCGAGTATCGCATCGTGTCGTTTCATCAGAAACGTATCAGTCTTGTTCGCGTAATCTCCGTATTTCATATTGCAAACATCTGCGGGTTACTGATAAATGCTTCGTACCCCACTCCGTTCACGGTCTGCTTTTCGAGGTCAACTTCGAGTGTGTCAAACTCAGGGTCAACTTCGTATGGCGCAAGTCCATATCCTGTAAGTTCATCACCAACATCTTTCGTCATATCGGTGAATATGATTCGTGAAAGGTACGATGGGTCTGTCCATCGTCCGCGTCCACGGTCTAGCGATTTTGCTAGTGACTCTTCTAATCCCTCCGCACCCCAGTGGGTGTATAGGTAGATTTTGTCCGTTCGATTCTTCTCTTCGTTCGCTCCATAATTGAGAGCGATGTTTCTGCGCATCCCCATAAATATAATTTTATTGCTACTCTACTAATCAACTTCGTCCGCACATTCAACACTTCTCCTTCCTGTAGAAAGTACGTCCGCGCTGTTCCCGTCCAGCACACAGAGTACGTTCGCTCGCACACTGTGGGCTGAACAGGACGGCGGGCACGGCTGTATTCGCGTCCGCTCGCCCCGTTCATATTCGGGTTCTGCCTCCACAGCATCCCCCACACAGTACCCTGCACGTAGCTTCGCAAGTGATATACGTGCCCTTCGCGTCCTCTCCGCTGTAGTCTGTACGCGCGTTCGCAAGTGATATGCGTACATTCGTGACTTCTCGCTGGTATACCGATGCCCGTACAGTTACACGTAAGTGTCGCCCGTAGCTGTGGTATTTGAAAGGTACTGTGTGAGAGAGACTGTATGATGATGCTATCTGCGTACTATAATAATTTATTCTAACTCCTTCCCATCCTGTAGTTCCACCACCTCAACACAAGTTATCTCGCGGTGATTTGGTGTTCCTTCATAGTCTCCTGCAAAGAGTTTGGTACGTGCTTTTTCGGTATTATCTGCCTCAATAAGTACGTCAAACGCTTCTTCAAAGTATACTCGATATGTTTTCATATTCTGTTTTATGCTAGTGCTTCTCGTACTCGTAATGGCGCACCTGCTTTTATCTGCTCCTTCCTCTTCGCTATGTGTGACTCCAGCATCTGCTTGTATGCGTAGTCTGCTACACTTCGTGCTTCCTGTAGCACGTAAGTCTTCTCAATAGGATACTCAGTCTCAATGTAACCCCAGCAGGACTCATTGAATGTAGTCCCGTGTGTTTCATCTTCCACCACGTATCCGTACACGCTCCCTTCGAGTACCGCGTTCCACGTTTCGAGTAGTCCGAGTGCTCGCTCGCGTGCTGTCTTCTTCATTCTCGCGCTCTTCTTCTCCACCATCACGCATCCCAGCTGTGATACATCCCACTGTCTGTCGGGGTAGTTACCCTCGTGTGACAATGAAAGGTGTACTCCGCTATGGATATACGCTTCGAGTCCGAATATGTGGTAGTCGTGTAGTATCTCCTGCGCTCGCTCGTGCTTGCTTCCGTCCTCGTACTTCCCTCCGTTCATAACCGCTCGCATAGTTTCTATATCGAATCCATCGCGTTCCACGGTAAAGTCACGGTGAAAAGCTACAAGGAATACGTCATCGTTACCCCAGTCGTCTGGTGTCTCCGAGTAGTCGTAGTCGGGATAGATTTTGATACTGTATCCGTTCCTTGTTTCTTCGTGTATTGTCTCCATATTATTTGGTGATTATTTGGTGAGTAACTGTACTAATCGTGCGTTGCGGCGTGCGTTTTTGGCTTGTGCGATCATTTCTCGGAGGGGTTTGTACGGGGTTCGGTATATGTGTGGGTAGTACTTGGCTAGTACTTGGTGTATATGTTTCATGTTTTTATTTGATTAGTAGTATATACCTTTGATTGTATTTTGTATATACTATTCTTTATAATTGTATCTACTTGTATATGTATGTTCTTGTACATGTATAGTATATACCTTTGCGTAGCACTTGCAAGGCGTGTCGATGGAGTTATCCCCAGTTGCTAAATGATGGCGTGGTTAAGCGGTTTTATAACTATTGACTTTTTGCTTGTTTTGTTTTTGAGTTTATAGCTGCCACACCTCGGATGAGGTATGGTGAGGTATGGCAGGAGGTGTGGCACACTTTTGGTGGCTCAGTATAGCCCTATTTTCTATATATACCATACCTAACCATACCTTTTTATATATTGTATAGGTATAGAGTAAAAAATAGAAAAGTATGTATATATATAGTTTCTTATTTTTTAGTCCAGAAGAGTATAAAATAGGTGTGGTAGGTGTGGTAGGTGTGGCACGACCCACTTTTATGGCTACACAGAGCCGTATAATCGTGCCACACCTCGGGTGTGGAGGTATGGCAGAGGTGTGGCAGGAATGAAAAAACGGCTCAGCTGAGCCGTTTAGAGGTGTGGCAGTGGGTTCTATGATGATGTTTTTTGTAGTCCATGCTCTAAAAGCACGCATTTTGCAATGTATTTTTCTATAGTTGTATTGGTTTGAGCTGCACGGATTTTAATCATGGTGTGTAAATTCTCGTTTATAAGCACGTTTTTCTTTGGTTGTTTCATAGTACTGTAATTATACATAGTTTTATACTATGATTCAATGTGATAATATGGTGGTATATGGCTCATACAGGTAAAAACTCCAAATTCAAGCGGGAATATATACAGATGATGCACGATTTTTTTAATCAACCCGTAGAACGGCGCGAAGTGATTAAAAGTATGGTGGAATACGACGAAAACGGGGAAGAGAAGCGAAAAGCGGAAGAATACAAGATATTACCGGCTAAATTTCCGTCACTTTATGCGTTTTCGAGACATATTGGCGTTGATTTTCACACGGTGGCGCAGTGGGCAGAGCATGGACAGGATGAAATGCTAGAACGGCGTAAAGCAGAAATGGCTCAAATTGGTGTTATTTCTAAAAAAGACGCACAAATGCAAGAAGACTTAATAAGTTTTGCGACAGCATATAAGCAAGCCCGTCAAGCCCAAAAGGACTTTTTGATCAATGTAGGGCTTAGTGGAGCCAGTCCTTCGGCAGCGTTCATCTTCACGGCGAAAAATGTCACCGACATGCGAGACCGCGTGGAGTCCGAAGTGAGCCATAGAATCGTTACACCACTGCTGGAGCATTTATCTATTGACACGCCACAGAATCCAATGCTTAATGCAGGAAATGAGGAGGAATAATACATCTGTCGCCCACGACATCCTAAAATACAGCTAAATATAGCTGTATTTTGTTTGTGTAACTATGCGCACAACAAACATTGTGCGCAGATACCATTTGCGACATATCTTTAATGATCTTCTATCTACTTAATACCGACCACCACACCTAACACTTCACCATTACAATGAAACAACCCCGCCATTGAGCGTAATATAAATACATGGTGTATGTGTCGTTTTGAGCGTGGCGCACACTGTGGGGCATTTTCGAGCGTTTGGCGAGGAATAAAAAAAGTTTGGCTACAGAAGACGACTTCGAAGGTCGTACCCCCGCCTTTAAAATTACTGGGTGCCCTTCAGATTTTTTCAAAAAGTAACCTTATTTATATGTCGCTTGACTTCTTTTAACGACTAATATAATATTTCCGTATGGCAAATAAAAAATATATAAAAGAAGAAGTAATAAAAAATCTTACAAAACTAAAAAACGAATTAGGACATGAGCCAAATGCGTTCGAGATTGATGCTTGTGCATACCTACCTTCGTCGAGACAGGTGCAACGACGCTTCGGTGGCTTACAAACTTTACGAAAAGATGCAGGATTTGAATCATTCAATCATTGTGCAGGAGAAAAACGTGCAAATATCGCATCAATGGCAAATAAACGTGCTTCAAAGTATGAAGCAGAGGTAATCAATAAGTTATTTATTAAATACCATGATAATAAAAATTTCTCGAAAACAGTTACGAGACACTACGCCTACCAACAATGGCTCCCGGACGAAGGACATTATATAAATATTGCATGCGATGTAGCGATTACAGATCGTGTAAAGAAGCATGTGGTACTCATTGACTTCTTTTACCCAAAAGACATGAACTCGTTTACTGGTTGTGTCCGTTCGAAGATCAATAAATTAGAAAAACACCCTGTATCATTGTTTAATTGTACGTATGAAGTCTTGTTTGTGTGTATGAATCCAGATATTACGCAAAAAACCATTGATGAAAATGAAATTAAGAAGATAAAAGTACTATCTATGAATAATTTTCAGGAATTGTTTTATTAAATCTGCTATACTTAATACATGTTCAGCATCACTACCGCTACAAAAAAAGTAGCCCAACTCCAAAAACGTATCCGAGCAATCCAAGGTGGAACCTCCGCTGGTAAATCAATCTCGATTCTCCAATTACTTATCCACAAAGCACAAACCGATAAGACCCCAACAGTAACCTCAGTGGTTTCCGAATCACTTCCGCACTTACGTAAGGGCTGTATGCGAGATTTCCTGAATATCATGGATACGCATGGCTATTATGACGATAATCGGTGGAATAAAACCGATTCAATCTACACGTTTGAGAGCGGATCGATCATTGAGTTCTTTGGTGCCGATCAAGCATCAAAAGTCCGTGGTCCACGTCGTGACCGGCTCTTTATGAACGAGTGTAACAACTTGGCGTTTGAAACATTTGAACAGCTCGAGGTGCGTACACGAGAATGTATCTACCTCGACTGGAACCCAACGACAGAATTTTGGTTTTATACGGAGGTTAAGCCACATCGTGACGATGTTGACCACATAATTATTACGTACCTCGATAACGAGGCCTTGGAAAAAACCATTGTGGACTCCATTGAACAGCGTAAAGATCGTAAATCATGGTGGCAGGTGTATGGCTTGGGCCAACTTGGTGAAGTCGATGGAAAAATCTACACAAATTGGAAAATTATTGATGAAATTCCGCATGAAGCGAAGCTCATGCGTTTTGGTCTTGACTTCGGATACACCAACGACCCCACCGCGATTGTAGCAATCTACCAGCATCTCGGTGGGATCATCTTAGACGAGATTTTATACCAAAAAGGGATGCAAAATTCACAGATTGCTGGCGTTTTACAGAACCAGGAGAATTTGGTACTCACGGTGGCCGATAGTGCGGAACCAAAGTCTATCGACGATATTGCACTGTATGGTATTCCTATTGTGGCAACGGTAAAAGGGAAGGATAGTGTCAAACAAGGGATCGATTTGGTACAGGATCAGCAGATATCGGTAACAAAAAGGTCTACGAATGTGATTAAGGAGTATCGAAATTATCTGTGGGAGGTGGATAAAAATGGAAAGGTATTAAATATTCCAGAGCATGAATATTCACATTCGATGGATGCGATTAGGTACGGAATAACATCTCTCCCGAAGCTCGTGATGCCACTCACTGAAGAACAGAAGGCTACCCGCAGATGGCAATTGGCTATGAAACGAAAGAAAATGTTACAGCACCCCTATGGAACCAAGGCAAAGCGAGATAGGAAATTTGTAGTGTAATCATCCCCTCCATCCCCTTGCATAGCGTTTGCACCACAGTTATAATACTTGAATGAAAAAGAAATTATATGCAGACGGCTCTGCCGCAAACGACACTGACCAAACACGGAATTTAGTAAACAATGTTGCCCGCCAGATTTCGATGAGGGTAGGAAATACACTTGGCCCTGGTGGTAGGAACTACATGACGGAAGAAGGGATTACGAATGACGGCGTATCAATCCTACGCGAGATACAGTTTGAAGATCCTAGGGAAAACCACATCGCTGCAGCGTATGAGGAAGTCGCCCTCAGACAGGATCAGGATGCGGGTGATGGAACCACAACAGCAACACTACTCGCAACCACCCTCACCCCACTCGTCCTCGCAGATGTATCCCCTATTGAGATGCCTGGGCTAGGAAAAACGGTGATGGATATTAAAGCACAACTCGAAAGCGAGCTTGCACAAGCGCTCGACCTCATGGATCAGGAGCGCGTAGAGGTAGTTACGGTGGACGAACTGGAAAAAGTAGCAAAAACCGCGATGGAAAACCACCCATCCTCACGACTTATTGCAGAAACCATCCATTCGATTGGTTATAACAGCAATACACCATTGGAGGAAGGTTTCAATGGCACTATCTCAGCAAAAGTTGTCCCTGGAATTCACATGCCACTCAAGATTGAGACACCAGCGATGTTCACGAACGTGACTCGGAAGGAAACTACGCTTGAAGACCCACTTATCCTTGTGGTAAATCATGTTTTTGAGGCGTATTCGGATCTTTCTACGTTTTTCAACACGATGATTGATGCGAAAAAGAACGATAAATCACGACCACAGCCACTTATTATCATTGGCAAGAGCTTTTCAGTACCGTTTACCGCACAAGTGGTGGCGGTTTCGAAGCAGGTTGGCTTTCCTATTGTGCTTCTTAACGCAAATGGTCTAAAAGACGAGGAAATGATGGACATTGCGGAATTTGTCAATGCTCGGTATGTGGATACTCACCCAAAAACAGGGGAAAAAGCATCACAACTCACGTTTAAAGATGCAGGATACGCGAAAAAAGTGATTGCAGGACCTTCACAAACATCTTTTACGGGTGGTGCAGGGATAGATTCAGGACGTGTATCTCTCCGTGTTGCAGAATTACAGAAACTTGCAGAGACAGAACAGGAATCACTAAACCGTGACCTCATTTTACGACGTGCAGCTGGGCTTCAGGGGGGTGTAGCGACGTTCTACGTGGATGCTAAGACTGCGGTAGACCGATACTACTTGAAAAAGAAGGTAGAGGATGCGGTGAATAGTTGTAAATCAGCACTTCAGTATGGGACTACCGCAGGTGGTGGTGTATCGCTCAAGCGTGTGGCCGATAAATTACCAGCAGATTCGTACCTTGGTAGAGCACTTTCGGTAATCTATAATCGGGTACAGCAAAACGCAGGGGGTAATCTCCTCATTGACGAAGCAAATGTACGTGATTCCTACTGGACGAATAAGTGTGCGATAGAGAACGCGGTGGCTGTCGTAAAAATCCTCACCACTATGGAAGGCGTTATAATTTCAGCGGAACACGACCTCGTTGATGACCTCGCACGTAAATTAAATCTCGGATGAGAAAACTACTCATAAAACTACTCCTGAAACTCCTTGACCAAGAATTACCTATGCGAACATCACTTACTGATGATACGCGCAGGACGATGCTGTCCCGTGTATATCAGAATCCTGCGATGCTGAATTATCTTGAAGATCGTGAGCAAGCGTTGGTGAAGCAATGCTTCGAAGCATTCCTTGCACACCGTATCGAAGACGCTCGTGGTGTTGCAGGACAGGTTTATGAACTACGCACTTTACACAGTCACCTGCGCGTGTGTTATAATAGTAAGAGAGAAGATAGGAATCGTATTACGAATCCACGTCGCACTCTACGGGGGCATGCCCAAGTCAACCAATCGGAAGACTAAAACGTGTTAATAAGCTAGAAGCATCTACTATGTTAATTGATGACCAGAACCCAGGACAGGGGGGCGAAGGAGAAGACGTAACTTCTCAAGAAGATGAATCACAAGATGATTCTTCGAGCAGCGACCCATTGGACGCTATAGAAGACGAAGAAGCTCGAGCCGAAGCAAAGCGCCACCGTGCGATTGCGCGACGACTTGAGAAAAAGGAGAAAGAGGACGAAGAAGCTCCGAAAGGAAACTTCGCAACAAAAGACGACCTCAAAAAGATTGCGACGAATGATGCTAAGAAATTGGTATCGGACGAAGTGAAACAATTGTGGGATGAATTGGTTGCCGTTCCTCTAGGTGGATTTGATCCGCTTGATTCAGAATCGATTGCGAAGAATATGCAGAAGCGTTATGCGCTCTATATTTTGGACAATCCTGACAAAGCACCAGACCCATCGACTGATTTTACCGCTTCACCGGATGTCACTGCGAATGGCGGGGGCAATAAGGCAAAGCCAAAGGTAGCATCACGACCTCTCCCTGGATACAAAGAACCGGCACAGCCATCAGATTGGTATCCAGCGTCATAGCATTTCAATATCGCTGTTAAATTATTTGAATTTAACTAGCAATAAAATGGCATTTTTACCTCTCAATTATGATGAGAAGAACGTCGTTGAACTTCAAGTAGGCGCAGAAACCTTCACAAAAGGTGATGGTTGCGTATTTGATGGTTCAGGACAAATGGTCAAAGCAACCGCAGCAGCAGGTGTTCCAATTTTCTATGTGATTCTTGAGGACGTTCCTACTACTGCGACCGCAGGGGATCTCCACCGATTCGCGCGTACTTTCAGTGCGCCTATTTTCGTGGTTGATACTTCAGGAACTCCAACACAGGCTCAAATGGGAACCTACATGGATACCGTAACGAACGCAGGAACAATCGATGAAGACGCATCAGCAGACGACCTTTTCTTTGCAGAGAAAATTATCTCAGCGGCCGATAAGAAAGTACAAGGTTGGTTCAAGGCCTACACTGTAGAGTCTTAATCTTAATCAGTAATATTATAATCTTATGATCTTAAAAGCAGATTTCCAGACACTCACCGAGAAGTTAAACACTTGGTACAACGAAGCATCACGCGATGCTATCGCAGAGTGGGTAGGTAAAGACTATTACGATGTCGGTGAGACTGATTGGGAAGTGTACAACACACTTAACCTCTACGGTCTTGGACGACCATCACGAGTGTCTGAAGGAGCACAGTTCCCAGCACTCAACACAGAGGAAGGAGATAGTATCTCTCTTACTCAGATTCAATACGCAGACCGTATTGGAATCACCAAGCGTCTCCGAAAGTTTGATCGTTACGATCAGATTAAGGCACTTGTAAAGGGACTCTCAGATGGTTTCTTCGATGCAATCGATCAGTCACATGCTGATCTTTTGACAAACGGATTTACTGGTTCTTCATTCACCGATGTGTATGGATACGCTCAGTCAAATCTCGCAGCCGATGGAGTTGTTATCTTCAGCGCATCACATACAAACAACCTTAACGCAGATGTATTTACAAACTTGATCACTAACTCAGCAGGTACTGCTAACCCAGCGCTTGATCGTGGTTCAATTGTAAAGACTGTTGCAACAGGTCGTAAGTACCGTGATCCAAACAACCTTAACCGTCCAATTAAGTACGACAGACTTCTTGTATCAGCAACAAACCATGACCTCGCACAACGAATTGTGTACAGTCAGGGTGTTCAGGGAACTCCAAACGTGGATTCAAACCCACTCCGAAGTGACGTGAACGCGCTTGTACTCTGGTCCCGTCTTGATGAAGACGCAGCAGGAAACGACCGGTCAGCTCGATGGTTCATGTGTGATTCAAAGAATGTCAAAATGACACTTCGATCACCATTCTCTCAGCGTCCAATGATGTTCCCTCCAGAAGAGGTGAATGATTCAAAGACATGGGAGTACACTGCTGATATGTTCTATGCACTCGGTTGCGACCATCCTAAGAACATCGCAGGATCGACTGGAGTAAACTAGATTATCAATTAAATTCGCTAAATTATTATGGCTCAAAATTTGACAAAACTAGCTTCACAAGGACGCGCGTATGACCCTTCACGAGCGTGGACTGAGGACGAGCTTACAGCTCTCCTTACCCTCGAACGAGAATGCGGTCTTGCTCGCCAAGTGGCAGCATCGTTTGTCCGTAACGGTATCAAAACTGTTAAGGCATACGAGGCTTCACAGAAGGCTGGATTTGCACCAAAAAGCCTTGAAGATTTGCGAACTGAGGCAGTAGCTGCGTACACAAAAAAAGTACGTAGCGACCTCGGTTTGGAGGTCGAAGTAATCGAAACTGAAGAAGTAGTTGAACCAGAAACACCAACTGAAGAAGTTGTTGCGGAAGAAGTAATCGAAACTGAAGAAGTAGAGGAAAAAAAGGAAAAGAGCAAGAATAAAAGCGGCAAATAATATATGTTTAATCTAATTAAAACTCAGTGGATTGGATTGGTAGCAATTGTATTTGTTGCTTTTGGATTCTTCTCTTCAGGTGTAACAGAAGGCCTTGGAGCACTTGATCGAACAACTATCAGCAATCCGTGGACTTTCTCGGATGCAGTTTCACTTGCAACATCACTTGATGTGACAGGAGCGGTTTCAGTAGGAAACTTCACAGAAGGAGGTGCGTGTACCGCGACTTCTTCAAGTGGGATCCTTACTGAAGCTGTCCTTCTTGCAAATAACTGTATTACAGGAACAGCAACTGGAGCAGGCCAGGCGGTAATTACGCTTACTCTTCCAGCGACATCAACCATGACAACACTTATCCCTAATGCAGGTGACTGTAAGGCGTTTGTTTACAATGGACAGGCACTCGCAGCAGCAACAACCACAACTTTTGCAGCAGGCACAGGTTGGGATATTGTCGGAATTGATACAAACGCAGATGTTATCGCAGGACTCAATAATGCAACCCTTTTGGCTTGTCGGGAAACCGATACAAACGTAACAGGATTCATTAGTGAATACGTCCCAGCAGACTAATCTCTCCACTCTATCCTTCTCCTCGGAGGAGGGTAGGAATGGGGATTAAGCCCCGATTTAATCTAAAATTATTATGCACGAAGCAATTCAATCAGGTATATATCGCGTCATTACGGCTCTTGATGCAGTAGCGGCAACAACTACCTCCGAAGAAATTGTTGTAGCTGGGGCAAAGAAGGTATCGTTCATGTTTACACGCACAAACCACTCATCTGGTTCATCGGCGTTTTCTGTGGAAGTATCTCTTGATGGCACAACATACGTTGCATACAACAAACTCATTAGTAACGTAACAAATACCAACGCGCAGACACTCACTCGTGTTGCTTCGGTATCACTTGCGTCGAACACGAGTACGTATGCGACAATGGACCTAGAACATGATGCTATTTATTCAATCAAAGTAACCGCTACAGAAACGACGGACGGAAATCACACGGCGAAAGCAATAATTGAATGGTAATATGAAACCACTTATCTCTCATCGTAATCGCACTATCCGCATTGACCAATTTCATGTTGTTGAGAACGCGCTTGCAAACACTTTCTTGACCGCAGATATGGCTGTGGGTACTACCCTTACGGTGAAAGATATTACTGGTTTTGCTGTTGGGAAGTATGTGTGGATCAATCCATTTCAGGTAAACTCTGAAATAATTGCCATGCACGCCTCGACTGCTCCGACAGGTAGTACGCTCACCCTTGCAGCGACAACAGTATTTGCACACGTTACTGGAGAGCCTGTGTATTACGTTGAGTTTAATCAAATTGAGGTAAGTCATGCGGCTACTCTTGCGGGAAGCAAGTCGGTTCTCGGCTCCGTTACTGGAATGCTCGCGCGTGAGAAGGAATTTACCTATCTCGATACGACACAGACAACAGGATTCTACTTCGCACGGTACAAGGATTCGGTAGCGGGAACGTTCAGCTCGTACTCCGATGGCGTGACCTACGACGGATGGGCGACGAATACAGTAGGCTATATGGCAGAATCAGCTCTTCGTGACTTATCCCTTGACTTTTCTGAAAACATAACAATGCTCGACTGTATCCGATGGATAAACAAAGGGCTCCGTGAAATTAAAGGAAAAATAAGGCGGTGGACAGAACATTTTGTATACAACTATGCAGCAGGACAAACCGCTCGTGGAACAAACGTGGTTGCACTACCGTCAGATATCTATGATGGTGAATCAAATGCGTCTATTGAGAGTCTCCGTGTAGGTGATGATAAGGCACTTCACTATCTTGACCCTGGAAGTTTTGATGCACAACAGGAGGATGTGAAGGTTACACAGGTACGTACACAGGCGGTAGCAACAGATACGACACTTGCAGTCGACAACTCATACGATTTTGATGACTCAGGTTCAGTGACGGTCTACGTGAGCGGTACTAAATACGACATTACGTATACAGGAGTCACCCGCTCTGCAACCGCAGGAGTCCTCACCGGGATCCCCGCTTCTGGCGATGGATCTATTACAGTGACTATCCCTGTAGATACCTACGTATGGCAAGATGAAGAAGAAGGAAAGCCAACATTCTACACGGTACGTAATGGACAGATAGAATTCTGGCCGCTTGCCGATGACGAACATGATAATCAGAATGTGTATCTCGATTACAACACTGAAGCGACTGAAATAAATTCGGAAAGCGACACCGTGGACTACTTACGATTTGATATGCTCGAAGCGTACCTTACGTGGCGTATGTGGTGTAAGACTTCAAACAACGGACTTCTCGATAAGACAAGTGGGTATTACACGATGTTCAAAGAGTACCTCAACGACGCTATCCGCACGATGCCGACCCATAAGACGAAGACTGGACCGAACGTGAACCGGATGATGCGTCGTGGAATCCGTAGGAGCAAACCGAACATCCAAGACCTACCAATCGGAGATCAATAATCATGGCTAAATTCCCTAATCCAAAAAGAATAGCAGACGTTATGTCGGGGATGATAACTGACGTGAATGATACGATTACACCTCAAAATTCTGTAGCTCTTGGACAGAACTTAGATTTTGACGTAGTACTTGGTGCTGCAACATCACGCCTTGGGACCACGATTGTGGGAGCGCAACTCGTTGATAATAAGAATATCCTTGGTTTGCATCAACACATAAATGCGGCAACACCTGCAAACAATATATTATTTGCAGCAGTAAATGTAGCAAATGATGCAACGGCAACGATTAAGAATGTCGCAACAGGAGCAGACGTGGTTACTGGCTTAACTGCAAGCACAAAAGTTCGATTCCTCACCTATGGTGGTGAGACACTTGCTATCAATGGAGCGGATGCAGAACGTGCATGGAATGAGGCTTCATGGATTACCACAGGAGGCGTTTTTGATTTAGGTGATTTTCCTACTAGTAATAAAGCATCTATTGCTATTGAATTTCTTGATCGTATTTATGTAAATGATTCAGCAAACCCATCACGAGTACATTATTCAGGATTGTTTAGTGGAACGTCTGTCTCGTGGAACGGTGATTATGTAGATATTGAATCTGAAGACGCTGGTGGACGTATTACCGCATTTTCGAAGGTTCCTGGATACGTGCTCTTTTTCAAGGAACGCTCACTCCATCGGTGGAATTTTAGTTCTGCGTTTCCGGAATCACTCGTGCAGATCGGCACACCATCACAGGAAAGCGTTGTAATGAGCGGTGGATTGGTGTTCTTCTATTCGAACTCATCAGACGACGCTCGAGGCTTTTATGTAACAAACGGAGGTCGTCCACAGTGTATTTCACAGGACACGACACGTACAATAAAACGATTTGTTGATGCAATAGCTTCGGCAAATGAAGCGGATATCTGCGCCACTGCAACAGACAGAACAGTCATGTGGAGCGTAGGGAATCTTACCGTAGATGGGGAAACATACTCAAATGTCGTATTTAAATACAACCGAATCCTCAACCAGTGGTCTATACGAACCTATCCAACACGCCATATGGTGTATGCGAATTACCTCGTGAGTGGAGTGAATGCCCGTGTCGCAGGAGATAACGATGGTACGGTGTACCGAATCGACGTTCCAGGGATATATGCAGATAATGGTACAAAGATAAACTGGAAACTGCGAACACAGAATGACACACTCGGAACAAATCGTCTCAAAACAATAATGGGTGATGTGTACGTGCGTGGAGAACATCTTGAAGGTATGAATGTACGCATTATTCCAGATGGTGACACAACACGTTCGAAGGTTATTTCAGGCACGGCGAAGTGGGTGCGGAAGGTGCTCGCGTGGATAAATGTGGGGACTAATCTTAGCGGTACTACACTCGCTATCGAAGCAAGCGGAAGTACTACCGGAGCACGAGCTGTCATTAAAGAGATAGAGATACCGTCTATCGAAGCAAAAGAAAGCTATGAATGACACACGATATTCAATTGATGATATTCTCAGAAACAGTCCGATGCAACGGGCTCTTTCTGATTTTGAACCAGACGGTTCTCCGATTGGGCGCGTAGAGAGTGAACCGAACCAACAGGTTCAGACAACATTTTCAAATCAGGTTCCTCCAAAAGCATTTTCTTCTGGTGAAATTCTCGGGAACGTAACGATGCAGGACGGGTATCTGAAATCAGGTAACTACGAGCAAGGTGTATCAGGATGGAAACTTTTTGCGAATGGGGTTATTGAAGCGGTAAACGCCGTAATCAACGGGACAATCACAGCGGTAAGCGGAGTAATTGGAGGTTTTACGGTAACAGCAACCGAGCTTTATGGAGGTATTATAAAAACAGCTGCGACGGTTCAGGCGGGAAGCACTGGTGTAATTATGGATACAGATGGACTGCGAGGGTATGATGCTGTACTTGGACAGACGTTCAATCTTCCCACAGACGGAAGTGCTCCTAGTTTTTCTAGTGGTGTAATCAATACCACAACTTTTGAAATTGATACCTCGGGCATAATGCGAACGTCAGCAACTGTAGGTGATGGTTCATCTAGCTCTGAAGGAATCCTGATAAACAGCACGGGTATTTATGTATGTGCTGCAAATCAAACTTTATCTAACGCAAATATAAAAATACTTTCAAATGGAGAAGGTACTTTTACTGCAAGTATAAAAGGAGGTGCTACCGATTTTTTTACAGGTATTGGGTATTTTCTTGGATTAAGTAGTGGGGAATATAAGTTCTCAATCGGTAATCCTTCTACAAGCTACATGAAATGGGATGGTACAAACCTTGTAATAAAAGGGTCATTTGATGTTGGGTCAAATGGTGTTATTAACAATTCTGTGTATACAGTAGCAACGCTTCCAATTGCTGCAACTACTGTTGGATTTAATCCGCCTTCGGCATTTGAATAATATATGGCAACGCGATACTGGGTAGGAGGTACAGGAAACTGGGACGCGAGTGACACAACGCACTGGTCGGCGGCTTCTGGTGGTGGAGGTGGAGCGTCTGTTCCTACCTCTACGGATGATGTTGTCTTTGATACTGCGTCTAATGCCAATGCGTATACATGTACGGTAACGGCAACAGCTAACTGTCAAAGTATAACCTTTGCCAATCCAGCATCAGGCGCACTCACCCTTGCTGGTTCTTCAGTATTAAATATATACGGTTCTTTTACAATATCATCCACAATCACAAGAACATTTACAGGACAAATAAACTTTTTTGCAACAACAACAGGAAAAACTCTTACGTTCAATAGCATTACTTTCGCCTCGACAGTACGCTTTGAAGGAACTGGAGGAGGATGGACTTTACAAGATGCTTGGAATAATGGAACTTCTTCTATTAGTTTAATTGAAGGTTCATTAGACACCAATGATAAAACAGTTACATGTGGTACTTTTAGTATCAGTGACAATACCACTCGGGCTATTGATTTAGGAAGCTCGACGATCAATTGTCGTTCGTGGAATGCAGCAACAACAACATTGTTAACATTTACCGTAGGGACATCGACAATTGCCCTTTATGGTGGCTCGAGTGGAGACATTTTTCAAGGCGGTGGATTGACTTATAACATTGTTACAATAACTAATACGTTAGGGGACTCTAACGGGCATGGCTTCACAGGGGCAAACACATTTGGTACGTTAACATTCACTGGCCCCTCTGTTGGTTCTCAAAACTGGAGACTGTCAGCTAACCAAACAGTTACAGGAACACTCACTATTTCGGGGAATTCTCTTATAAATCGATTACTTATACGATCCTCAACCCAAGGCACTGCGAGGACCATAACCGCAGCTACTACAACACTATCAAACGTGGACTTTCAAGACATAACAGGTGGAGGGGCAGGGTCATGGTCTGGCACATCTATAGGTAATGCACTTGGAAATACAGGCATCACATTCACAACACCTGTGACACGTTATGCCGTAGTAGCAGGTAACTGGTCATCAACAGCTACATGGAGTACCACATCAGGTGGTGGTGGTGGAGCGTCTGTGCCTCTATGCCATGATACGGTGTATCTCAATGGGAGTAGTGCTGCTGGGACATACACGGCAGATATGCCACGCCTCGGTGCAGATATTGATTGCACTGGATTTACAAGAACGCTTACCACTTCCACAACAGCAAGCATATTTGGCTCTTTAACACTCGCAAGCGGAATGACACTTACTGCTAGTACACAAACATATACATTCGAGGGGAGAGGGTCGCATACACTTACTAATGCAGGAAAAACATGGGCAAAAGTGCTTGATTTTGGTGGTTTTGGTGGAACATATACACTTCAAGATGCTCTTGTTGCAACAAATACTAATGGGATAGACATCACTTCAGGAACTTTTGACGCAAACGATAAGGCAGTAACTGTTGATGATTGTACTATCTCCAGTGGTGCAACAGTCATAATGGGGACTGGGACATGGACATTAAACGGAACTGGAACTGTTTGGTCAGCATCTTCAGGATGTACTGTAACCACAGAAACATCAACCATAGCAATCACAGATACTTCGACATCAGCTAAGACTTTTGCAGGAGGAGGTAAGACATATAACAAGCTCTCCATCCAGGGGGCGGGAATCGCCACCTATACAATAAGTGGTTCTAACACATTCACAACATTTGAGAGTACAAAAGCTGTAGCGCACACAATTAAATTCACTACGGGGACGACACAAACTATTACCAATTGGAGTGTAACCGGAACAGTCGGAAATGTTGTAACTATTGATAGCACCACAACAGGCACACACGCTCTTGTAAAAAGCGGTGCTGGACGAGTGAGTGCGGATTATCTTAATATCCAGCACTCAGTAGCTACCCCCGCACTCTCGTGGTACGCCGGTGCGAATAGTACCAATAATCAGGCGACAGCGACAGCTGGAAGCGGGTGGTATTTCATTGCTCCAGGATTTACTAATCCAGGGAATATTTATACATCTAATAACGTCTACGCTACGTATACAGCTCCCGATGGAGTAGTAACGGCGGAATTGTCGAAAGATGCCGGTGTTACATGGACATCACCACTTACTGTGACACTCACTGGTTCCGATACGACACAGACTTTTGGAACAGGTAGTACAGAACTATGGGGGTCTTCGTGGACTCGTGCGGATATGGTTGATAGTCTCTTTAGAATACGATTGTCACATTCTACTACTGGAGCGGTACAGATATATAAAACATTCGGGTTTGCAACAGGATCAGAACTTTTGACAGGTATTGAAATTACTATTGAGGGTAATTTTGCTACGACAACGATGTCGTTAGATCTCCTTCAAGTGAAGATTTATTACGGTACTTCGGTAATCCCTGTTCAAGCGGGTTCTCAAGCTTTTGCATCTAATGGACGAAAGAATGGGGAAGGGGTAGGTGCAGGGACAGGCGTTCTGGTATTTTACGATGGGACAAATTGGAAAGCTGTAGATACTGGTGCGACGGTAGCGGCATAGATGTGTTATAATTAGTAATAAAAGTATGGCAACTTATTCATACAAAGGAAGAAGTTATAAAAGCAAAGATGCGGCAAGAGCAGCATCAAGAGCTGATAAGGGGCGTAGTGGTTCGTCGTCATCGGCTAGTAAAGGTGGTGGATCAAATTCACGAGAATCTCTTGAAAAACAATTGAAGAAAAAGCAAGGAGAATTGCGAGAAGCTCTTGAAAAAGAAATTAAGAAAAAGCAAGGAGAATTGAAAAGAGCTCAACAGAAGGAAGCAGAGGGTAATTATCAATATGAACTAGCTCAAAAAGAACAAAAGGTTAGAAAATCTAAATACGACTCCTCGGTACTCACAAAATCACCGGAATATAAGGCACTTTCAAAAGAAGATCAGGAAGCGGTGCTCGCGGTGTTCGGAGCTGTGGCGAATAACGATCAGGTTATGGCAAAACGTCTTGCAGAGGCATTTAAAGTAGCCCAGAAAAAAAATGATCCGTACTTCGCACAGCAACTTCGTCTTGCTTCAGACGCTATCGAGCGTGGATATGTAGAGATTGATAAGGAGGCTGAGTTTAAAGCACTTCAGGCACAGAATCGTTTAGAAGATTTACGTAAGGATTATGCTGCAAAGAAGGATAACTTATCTCTCGAAGAAGCATCGGTAATGAAAGATATTGAGCGAGGGTATCAACAGAATCTTGAGACACTTCAGACAGGACTTGCAGAAGCAGGATTCACCTCATCATCACGACGCGTACAAAAAGAACGAATTCTCGATGAAGCAACGGGCGGTCTACGTGAATCGAAACAACGAGCGTTTGCATACGACCGATCCTCTCTTGAGGATGTTCTTGGCCGTGGCGAACGTGATACGCAATCAGAACTCGCTCGCCTCAACGAACTCACGAAGTCAGGCAAGCTCGACTTCCTCCGTAGCGCAGAGAGAGAAATCGGCTCTAGTGCTCTTGATAAATTGAATCTTCCAGGGGAAGCACAGATGCTCGGTGGAATTTATGGAGATATTCCTGAGAAAAAATTACAAAACACGATTTCTGCAATGCAGGGGCTAGTATTTTAATAGAGTATTTTAACATTATCAGTATGGCAAACATGGGAGCGTACAAAGGTGTAGAAGTTCCAGTAGGAAGTTCTAAAGAGCAGATTATGGAAATCATCCGTAAGGCTGATGCCGGTAGTTCTGGTGAGCTCATTACTGGTACTCGAAAGACTCCTGAAAAAACAGTAAATCCGCAAGATGCTACGGAACGTATTTCAAAGTTTAACGCAGCACTCAACGTCGCTGTGGATCAGGCGCGACAACAGCGGAAGGATAAGACCTTGGATTTCATGGGTGGTATTGTACCCGCAGGAGCGCTCCCCGCAACGTCATTCTCGCAGGTGATTAAGGCATTTAATAGCAGTTCCGCACCACTTGAAGCATCACTTATCTCAAGCGCCTCAGACTTCGCAATGGAGCAGGAGCGAGCGAAGGAAGAAACAAAGAATAAGATTAGAGATCTTATTGTGACTGTAGGAAAAAATGGAGGTAAACAGGAAACAATTGATGCGATGTCCGTACTCATTGAAACAGGGGATATTGATTCTGCGTTAAAGATTGGTGCGAGCGCACTCCAGGAAAAAGATATACGTACTGTAGATGGGAATCTCGTGCAGGTTAATCCAGATGGTTCAGTAACGACAATCTGGTCTGCGCCACCGAGCGGTGATGGAGCAGGCGGTGGCTACACTGACCAAGAATTACGCAAATTACGACAAGCTGGATTGCTTAATGCAACGACACAAGAAAAAGATGATTTTCTTTACGGTAAAGGACAAAGTACTGATGAATTTAATTTTACCGATACACAGATTGCTCAGGGTGCAGCTAATGCAGGTGTTTCAATTGAAGAATTTAAACGGGTTTCTCCAGCACAGCAAAATGATTATATCTTCGGCAGTTTGAAGGATATATCTACAGATATTAGCACTATTGAGAGTGCAATAAAGAATGATTTAGTATCTCAAGAGGAAGGAAACGCAGATATACGCGCTATAATTATGCAATATGGTTTCGATCCTGAGATATATCAAGGAGGGAGGTTTAAGGAAGGTAGTGATGATCAAGCACTTAATTCGCTCTACGACGCATACAAGACATCGCAATTAGTATAATCTATGGCAACACGGGATGAAATATTAGCAAAATACAAAACACCTGCTGTAGATACTTCTAGTATGGGTGTGCTTTCTCCTGTTCAAGATCTTGGTACATACAATAAGATTCCAGAAGATCTTGCACGTCGTCTTGCACCGAAAGAAGTACCAATTCCTACTCCATCTTTTGCAAAGGATGCAATTCCTGTTACACAGCCGGCTCCAACAAAAACGACAACTCCAACAACATCAAAGGTAAATACATACGATGTGTTGAAAGATGCGACGGGGTTATTTGTGAACGTGGTGCGTTCGATTCCTGAGATACGCAATCAGGGTACGGCAGCACAGACCGGGTTACTTCAAACATTCTCCGGTCTTGAGACATCGCTCGGTCAGCTTGCTACTCAAGTCGGTAGTCGTGAAGCGGTGTATATGAAAAGTTCTACGGTCCTTCGAGATAAGGTTGGAGAAGTGTTACGAAATGTCGGTAAAAAACTTGAAGAAGCAGGCGAGAATGACTACAAACTTGCAGAAGTCCTTGGACAAACACTTCCAAAGTTTTCATTTGATCCGAATAGTGGTGAACAACACAAGGCAATTGCCGCAGGTATAGTACAAAACGCACCAAATCTCCTTGGTGGAGTTCTTGTTGGTGCTGCAACACTTCCAGCTGGTCCTATTGCAAGTACTCTTGCAACTCTTTCATATTCAGCAGCACTCGAAGGCGGTTTTTCATACAGAGAAGCAAAAGCTCTTGGAGGTACAGATGAGCAAGCGCGTAGGATAATGGTTCAGGTGGGGCTTGTAAACGGTATTCTTGAGACACTTCCAATATCTCGATTTTTAAATAGGACACAGGCAACTCGTGCCGTAAAGACACAGATTTTAAAGAACGTTGCAGGAAATATTGCAAAACAAGCAGTAGAGGAAGGTACAACTGAAGGATTGCAGGAAATTACGCTCAATGCAGCTATGCAGGAGGTGGACAAGAATCGATCGTTATTTCAGGGCGTACCAGAATCAGCGTTCTTTGGTGCTATCCTTGGAGGTGGACTCGCTGCGGGTGGAGAGGTGATTACCGCTGCGGATAAAGAGACAGGTGGTAAGCTCAGGCTCGGTATGAGTATTGAGGATGTGAGTGGAGGGAAACCGTCTGTACCCCAAGTCGATGAAAAAGCAATAGAAAAAACAAAACAGGATGTCGAAAATGCTTTTGGACAAGTAAACCAAATGTTAGAGATGTCGATCGATACCACGCGAGGTGGTGCGATTGTACCTTCCGAGGATGGGTATAAACGGTTAAAAGGAACGTATCCTTCTTTCATGCCAGAAGATATGCGTTCGAAAGCGGACATGAAACTCGCGAGTGAACTTCTTAATGGTAAAGAAGTGAAGACTGAAAAACAGAAACGGTTGTATGAATCAATGCTTTCTTTTGTGAGTGAACAGGTAGGTCCTGAACGGTTTAATGATTATGAATACACACAGTTTCTTCAAAAAATGCAGGATGATGCAACTGCTGAACGTAAAGTATTCATTGATAAATTTGTTGCAGACCTGAAGAAACAACGACGATCAATGACTCCTGCTGAAACAAAAGCGGCAATCAAACAAAGTACAGAAGTCGAGAAAGCTCCGTTTATACAGAAACGTGAATCGACTTTACTTAAAGATAGAATTACTACTCTTGCCCGTGGATATCGTGAGGGTGCAAAACTAACCCGTGACCAAGTAGCAGCAACGCAGACTGAGATCATTGATTTGATTAGTGAATCGAAGATGGTTCCGGAAGATAGGGCTGGTTTTATAAAGACAATACGTAATATCCAGACTGATGAGCAATTACAGAAAGCGCTTCCCGAACTTCAGGAACGTATAGATCGAGTTGTTGCTGATACACAGAAGCGACAATACCGTAATCAAATTATTAAGACAGTAAAACGTGCCACAGAGTCTCCTTCCGTTTCTATAGAATATAAGGCTAAGATACAGGAGATTGTATCTGCGTATGAACTTAAAGGACACAATAAGGACACTATCGATAAGCTACAGAAGGCAAAAGCACACTTTGAGCAACAAGCACAGAATGGTGAGGATGTAGAAATTCCTTACCGACTTCTCCAGAATATTGAGATTCTGAATCGTACACCATTTAAAGATATTCCTGCACCAACACTCGAGGCAGTGCTTAATGATATTGCATTACTTGAAAAACTTGGAAGAACAAAGTTCCGAACTCGTAAAGAAGTCTATGAGTACGAGAAACAGCATGTAATGACTGAGCTTAAAGAAGGTACAAAGCCTTTGAATAAGGGTGAATTAGTCGTGCCGAAGGCAGGAGAGCGTCTGACACGAAGTCAGAAACTCCGTAACTACATGCAGAAAGCAATGAATGAGGCAAGCCGTATTGATATGGTTCTCTCTCCGATTGATGTAATTACTGATGTCCTTGATGGATCTAAGGGGACGTATGACGGTGCAAACCACCGGAATATAAAGCAGCGTTTCGACCGTGACTATAATGCGTATCTTAATGATAAGTATGGTACTCAAGATCCAGTCATCGATCTTGCAAATGAGTACAAACTTGATGAAACAAACTTCACGCGAATGGGTCTTGTTGCTGCCCGAGAGCAGGATGGCGGTGTGGAAAAATTGAAAAATAATGGGTATACCCAGAAAGAAATTGATGCAGTTACCCTTTCAAAACAAGAACAGGAGGTTCTCGATTTGATGCGATCACAGATGAACAAAAATTTTCCTACAATTCAACGTGTGCAGCGTGAGGTATACAATCAAGAAGTACGCCAGGTAAATAACTACTTCTCCTTTATGACCGACTGGAGCGCAATGGATGAGGCAGAGGTGTACCTCCGTATGGGTCCAGAGGTAGTTGAATATGGTAAGTCAATGGCTGATGTTGGTGAGCGTGTAAAATCAAATATCAATCCTGCGTTTGTTAAGAAACGAGAAGGTGCTGGAAGACAGAAAATTGAGATAAATGCAATGACGGTGTTTATGAAACATACCGATAATACGGCGTACTTCCTCAATTTTGCGAAGGATTCAAAGATGCTTGGTGAGATTGTTCGTACACCAGAATATCGCGAAGTAGCCGGAGATGCCGGACAGTTGCTTATGCTTGAATATATTGATGTTGTCGCTCGCCAGGGGGGAGCAGCGGGTGCAAATCAGATTGCAATACTTGATATGCTTCGTAAGAATATCAGTGCAGGTATCCTTGGACTTAAACTCTCTACGGTAGCGATTCAGTGGACCGCACTTGTGGATGGGATGGGAATGATAGGTCCGTCAGCAGTTGTAACGGGGACAAATAATTTCATAATGAATAAGGAACTCCGTGATATGGTGCTTTCTTTCCCGGAACTCCGTGAACGTGTGGGTGGTGAAACAGCGATTGCTGAACTGAAAGACGGTGGGTGGCTTACTGAACTTCAGTCAAAAGGGTTTATCCCTATGAAGTTTGTTGATAAAGTTGTTGCAAGCTCAGTAGCGCTCGGTGCGTACATGCAGAAAATGGATGCTCTCGGACTACCTGTAGATCCAAATAATATAAATCAGGAAGCTGTAGAGTATGCACAGCTTGTGACACGACGTACACAGGCTTCTTCTTCATTCAAAGATGTGCCACTTGCGATTAGCCGTGGCTCACTTACAGGAAATAAATCATTCGATCGTGTACTCTTTCAATTCCAAAACTTTGTACTCTTTCGTTTTTCACGAATTCGCCACGATGCAATCCGTGTAGGTATTGCACAAAAAGACCCAAAGCATGCAGCTAATGTGATGTTCTGGATAATGCTTTCATCACTTGCAGCAACAGGTACCCGTATTGGTGTACGCGCAGTTACTGATGCGATCACCGGAGAGGAACCACCAGAAGAGGATCCAGACAAGATGCCATATGCACAGAAGTCGTATCTTATGGAACTCCTCGGCACTGTTCCATTTATGGGTAATATCATGGGAAGTTACTTCTACGACTCAGCTTTTATGCCGATTATTGATGTACCACAGAATGTCCTTGAGGGTGCAAAGAAGATGTTTGAAGGATCAAAACCAGAAACAAAAGCAAAAGGATTCATTGAATTTTCAACATCAGTAGGTGCAATATTGGGTATCCCCGGTTCTATACAGGCACAACAATTACTCAAGAAAGCTGTTCCCGAGAGTGAATCAAATGATGTAATGAGCAAATATAAGAAAAAATCAGCTAGTGGGGATGTAATGGATAAGTATAAAAATAAATCAGATGGTGGAAGTGTTATGGATAAGTATAAGTAGTCACTATCAGTAGTATGTTATAATAATAAAGTATATGTCATCAACAAAAGTATACGTGTCGTCGGATAAAGAAAACGCAGCTCGTGTAAAGTCATACGGGTATCTTACCGATATGATTGAACTCAAGGACAAGATAATGCCACACTTCTCGGGACCTGATGGAGATCGTTCCTGGAACGATATGATTGATGACTCTGAGATGATTCTGAACGGCTTCACACTCTCTCGGGAATCGCAAGGTAAGGAAGCATGGCAATCCAACATGATGGACAATGTGTCCCGCGTGAAGATGAAAGCAATCGCTGCAGGTGTAGGACTCTCCGTCCCTGGAATGGCGTTTGTGGCTAAGAATAAGAAAGGAATCCGTTCACAGGTACGTGCGGAGATATTCAAGAACATTACACAACAGTCCTTCAAAGATGGCAATCCAACACTCCACTCGTTCCGTGAAATATGGCACATGCTCTCGCATGGTGTCATTTTTGAATACGAAGGTTATAAGACAGGTGGTGCAATGCGTGATCGTGTCGTGTCCTTTAACTCTCTTACAGGTGAGGTAGAGACGAAACGTGAGTACGTGAAGATGACAGGCAAGCCATTCACGACACTAATCAATCCACAGGAGTTTTTCTGGTGGACTTTTTATACAAACGATGTACAGAAACAGCCACGTATCGCGTGGGTACAGCACTACACGAAAGGGAATCTTGAGGTTGAGTTCAGTAAGTACAAAAACTACGAGTTTGTAAAAGACAAGAAAGGCACACAAGAAATCCAGCAACTTGCAGGGACAACCTTCTTCGCTGAATGGGAAGAGCGTATTGAAGATGAAAATGACTATGAAGTGTTCAGGCTTTATGATAAAGAACGTGATCTCTACGAAATCTGGGTGAACGGTATCCTTCTTCTTCAAGCTCCGCTTCTCTGGGGTGATAAGGAAAAGGTATACCCATTCGCGGTACAGCAAGCAGAATACTACGCAAACACGAACTTCTTTGTCGGTATGCCGTTTGGGCAACTCATGGAAGCGTATCAGGAGCATAAGAACACGGTTATCAATACGATTATTGATAAGCTCTACCGCTCTGCAAAGAAGCCGTTTCTCATTGGACTGCAAAATAAAGACCTATTCGATGTCTCTGATCAATTTATTGACGAGGATAACAAGTACTACGTCCCTGATATCAATCAGGTGAAGACCTTCCCTTACGAAGGACCTAACCAAGGCGAGTTTATGATGCTTTCTGTACTCGATAAGGGACTAGAGATGATCTCCGTTGACCGCGCGCAACAGGGGCAATCAGCGGGTGGCAATAAGACTGCGCGGGAGGTCGTCATAGCAGATCAACGAGCACAGGAAATCAAGGGAAGTCTGTACCTTGCGCTTGAAAACCTATGGCTACAGAAGACAAAACTCCGTAACAAGGTAGTTCTCTCGCACTTCATCAACGATAAGGCAGCGAGCGTCACGATTAAGGATCAGATTATTTCTATCGAGGACTACACCTTCGGTGACGGAACTCGTGGTGTTCTTGATATCCACATTGCAAAGAATAAAGCAGATATACTCTCTGAGGATGAGCTTGAAGCACGAGCTGCTGCAATGGAGGAACAAGGTGTCGCTTACAAGATTGTTTCAATGGAGAAATCGTATCTCGATGATTGGGAGTATGATTTCCAGATACTGCCTGATTCGTTCCACAAGAAGGAGAAGGAACTTGAACGTGCTGAATTTGACGAGGAGGTTCAGTGGGTAACAACGCTCGCACCTGAATTCTTTACCGCAAATAAGGATCTTTACCTTAAAGAGAAGCTCGCCTTTCGTGGAAAAACTATGGCAGATTTCCTACCACCTGTGACACCTGCGCCCGTAGTTCCTACCTCTCAAGAGGGTACTCCACTTAATGAGGGTCAACAATTACTTCAACCAACTGCTGAATAATATATGAATGAGAAAACTATAAATCAGGCGCTCGCTTTTCTTGGGAAAAAACTTGACGAAGTTAAGGTTGCTTTCTTGTCAAAGAACATAACCGTAGACATGGGCGCAACGACAGAAAGTATTGGGAAAGCAGTTGCCACACCGGTAATACTTGGACTACAAACTGTAGTAGCAGAGATCGAAAAACAGACCCGAGTAATGGAGAGTAAAGATTCCACAGAGGTGTGCCGAGAATTGCGTAACTTACAAATGGCTTTGCAACATAAGAAAATGGAGGTGACTGTAAACGAAAAAGAGGTTTCGTTTGAACCTATTTTTACGGCAATAAATAAACTTGCTGAATCTATTTCAAAAAATAAAACAGACAATAAAGATGTTGTTGCAGCACTTCGAGATTTACAAAAAACAATTCTTGAAACAGAACATGAAGCACCTGAAGTAGATCTAGTTCCACTTACAGCAGCAATTGGAAAAATGGAAAAGGCACTTGATAAAATCCTCACGGCAATTAAGGAAAACGCACCAGAGAAGATAGGTGAAAAGATTGACGCAATGGATGCGGTATTCAAGGGACTTAAACCAAAAGATTCTGTACGCTTTGACGATACACAGATGAAAGCACTGATGTCTGCCCTCACTAATCCAGGTGGTGGCTTCACGACGAACCCTGGAGTGAAGAGTGCTACGAATTGGGAGGTGGATCGTGTTGCAATCACACTTGCGAACACACAGTACTCATATACATTCCCTTCAAATACCGTTTCATGGACGTTTAAACTACGTACTCCTGGCGCTTCGCTCTTTTACAGCGACGTTACGGGCAAATTGCCTGTTTCTGGTGACAACAGTACATACATGACGATGCTTCCAATGGGTGCGCGCTCACAAGACGGAATGGAATGGGGTGGTAAGACAATGTACTTCGAGAGCGATGCTGCTACGCAGGTCGTGGAATTAGAGATATTCACAATGTAACTATGAACATATTTTTCTCACTCATCCTCGGAATTGTCACAGTACTCTCAGGGTACGGTTTTTATACGGACACAACTCCAAAAGAAATGGCAAACGCTCTTGGGTCTACAATGACTGGCTCAGCGTGGTTCGTGAACACTTCGGGTGATGTACAGACTTCTGTTGCAACATGGGGGCTTCGTATCCCAAGCCTTGGGTCCTCTGGTGATTGTCTTGTAACAGATATAAACGGTGTCGTAAGCACTAGTGGCTGTGGAACCGGTGGAGGCGGTAACTCCAACTGGCTTTTTGATGGGAATAGACTCACACCAAGTACCACTGTAGGAATTGGTGTTTTTGCGTCTTCCACAATCACGCAACTTTCAATGGCGAATGCTACAGTCACCTCGTCACTCAACCTTTTTGGTACGATAGGGACGGCTCTTTCTGATTTTTGTGTGGCTATAACGGGAGGTTCTGGTTTATGTGACGGTATAGACAACACGGCGGCAGGAGGAAGTGGACTTTCAACATCAACAAATATTGCAGATACTGAAATAATTTTTGCTACATCTCCCTCAACGGTAGGCTCTGAACCAGCGTTTACATACAACGACGCAACAGACTTGTTGACTACGGTAAATCTCGTAGCAACGAACGCTACAGCAACCACACTCTCAACAGGGGCGCTTGCGGTGACAGGTAATGGGACAACTACGTTTGGCGGGGGACTTGATATTGGAGACAATCATATCATTGCTCACGGTATTCAATCGCATGGTTCAGGAGGACTTCACATACACTCAAACAATGGGACAGAAGTAGCGTTCTTCGGTGTTGGTGGAGGTTCTAACTCTACATTTGTTGGTGGTCTAAACATTGACGGCGCTACACGCCTTGCTACGTCACTCAACGGCTTTGGCTACCTCACGAATGGTGCAGTGACCGCAACGACAAGTGGGACTTCGCTCAAGTTAGACTACACCGCGTCATCGACATACAGTACCATTGATGACTTTTTCCACCTACAAAGTTCAGGAAAAATTAGCGGTGGTCAAGTAACGGATATAGGGGGTGGGTCTGTTTCTGTAGATTCAGGAACAGCACTCATAAAGATTGGCGCACTTTCAACAAGTAACGTTGTCTTCTCAGACTTTGCCGCATCAACATCTATTCCAATTCCAACAAATACAAATAGATGGATTGGTGTTGAATACAATGCAGGCGTTCCGCGAATTGTCGTGCTCACATCAGATTCTTTCTCATACAATGATTCATTCCCGCTTGCTATTGTGACGAATGAAGCAGGAGTTATTCACATAAATGAAAACGCTCGTAACGCTACTGATGTAGGTGGACAACTCATACGTCGATTCCATCAGACACTACCGTATGCACGTGATGAGCTTGCTGGTGGCTTGATACTCGGTGAAACAGGAACGCGGAATGTAACCCTCTCTACAGGATATTTGTGGGATAGAAATAACCGATTCACTATTCCTGCAATCGACACCTCAGTGTCGGGGTCGTTTGATGCGTACTACCGAGATGGTGCGGGTGGTTTTACTACTGTTATGGGACAAACACAATGGGATAATGACTCGTATGACGATGGTTCAGGAACGCTTGCCTCTCTAACACCAGCGCGGTACGCAAACCTGTGGTGGTATATTGAAGCAGACGGAAACCTTGTAATGGTTTATGGGCGTAATCAATACACGACATTGGCAGCCGCTACTGCGGGGACAATCCCTACAACACTTCCTCTTCGGCTACAGGAGGGAGCACGACTTGTCGCTCGTACTACATTCCAAAATGGAGGAGCAACGTGGGCTGATAACGCGTCATCGTGGACAACAACACTTCCATCTTCTGTTACAACACACAGTAATCTTTCGGGGCTTGCATGGACAACATCAGGTCATACAGGAACAGCAAACACGCTTGCGGGGTTTAGTAGTACTGGCGTAGCGGCAGAATACACAACATCAACACCATCGGTCACTGCACCAATTACCTACTCAGGTACGTTTGGCTCACTCATTGGAGGTGTATCAGGTTCATTTGGATGTACATCAGCGTCATCAATCGTCACTGGCTGTCTCACATCAGCCGACTGGGCAGTATTCAATAACAAAGTTTCAAGCACAAGCATTGACACCTCGGCAGAGATTGCGGCACTTGTAACAGACGAGACAGGCACAGCAGGGAGTCTCGTATTCAGCGTATCTCCTACATTTACAGGACTTACCACAATGGGTAACTTCTTCGCAACGAACGGAACAACCACCAACGCCACATCAACAAATTCATTCTTCTCAGCATTGGGTACGTTTACAAATCTTGTCGTGAATACACTTGCAACGTTCCTAAACGTGGTGGTGACAGGACTTCTTGATGTTGGAGGAGGAGTGTTGGAAATTCCAAACGGTACAGCACCAACAATAGATAGTATCGGAGAGACAGGGCTTGATAGCACTGATGACCAGCTCATTATTGCAGACGGTGCAGGAACAGCGCGCGTGTACGGTGTTGATGAGTTCCGTGTAATCAGTGTAACGATAGCATCATCATCACCTCGATTTGCAACGACACAATCTCTTGCTGCGCTAGGACACAAGGATGGATTGGAAATTACACAGTATAGATGTTATGTCGTAGGAGGGACATCAAAGGTGGTGAACATAACTGATGGTACAAATGATACAGAAACTATCACTTGTGGTACAACAATGACTTCGGACACAGACGTTACAACAAATGACACATTTACTGCAAACGAGTTAGGATAT